AGGTGTTATTGCCATAAGATTGCGTAACGGCGGTGGTTCCCGTTGGTAGCGTGGGTGTACCCGTAAACGTGGGGCTTGCCAAGTCAGCCTTGGTAGCAACCGCCGTGGCAATATTATTGAACTCGGTGTCAATCTCCGTGCCTTTAACAATCTTGGCCGCATTGCCGGATGCCAGCGCATCTTTGGCGGCGAAATCCGTGCTCTTTGTGTAGTTACTCACGACAATCTCCCGTTTTTCGACAGAATCTCAATTTTTTGAATCGACAGCGCCGAAGAATTAATATCCGCCTCATAACCAGTTTGCACAATGCGACCAGACCCCGTGCCTTGTGCGTAAAGTGTTTGTAATGCAATACCATCGGCGTACTCCGCAAGAGGAACACCATTAGAACCATACTCTGCAATACCGTATTCAGAAACACTTTGCGTTGGGATTTGTGTATTTTGTGAAAGATAATTTTCGCTAAAATCAAAACCCCATTTAATCGTTACATACTGATTCGTGCCACCAATAACTACTACCCCTATGCGCTTTAGTATGGAAGTAACGCTTTGGTTCCCTAAGTCGCTATGGTTGGTGTAATACTGGAAGCGATACGCTGTTGTATTATCTAAATAAGTATTGTATTTGCCGATATAGCCATTTTTACCTATCAATAAATCACCGTTACGCCGAGATAGTAATGCAGTCGGCGTAATTGACGTCCATTTGGTTACTCGACTAGAGTCATCAGGCAAATACCCACGCGTATCAAACACGTATACCGACTGGTTGCTTGGGAGCGTTAGTAGATAAAAAGCATTTATTTCTGAATACACAGCTTTAACGTTAGCCAGCGTCTCACCCGCAATGATGCCCATCAAGTCATTACGCACATTTTTGCTGATGTCACGAAACGGCGCTGACTTTTCCTGAATCGTGCGCATCAATGACCGCACACCGCTGTTAGACAGAAAAAAGACGTCGGTTGCGGTGCCTTGGATGGAGTCGCGCGCGATGCAGCCAATACCTACCACCGTGTCGTTCAACGACATTGTGGCCGGCGCCGTTGCGCCTTGATACACCAATATCTGGCGTTTGCCAAAAATGATCAGGAAATTGTTGTGGGCTGCCAGGCCAACGATCTCGTCCGGCCCAGCAGGCCAGACGTTATTCACATTCAACGTGCCGGAAGTACCACCCGTGTAGACGTGGCCCGACAGCAAGTCTGAGAATGTCAGGGTTTGCTTGTCAGATGCCGTGTTAGCAATCCACAGACGGCCATAAGCCGAAATGACGATATTGCCTGATGGCACCGTGCCGGCGTAACCCGTTTTCTCACTCACACGGCGGTACGTGGTGGTGCTGACCGCTGGATCGTAAATAAGTGGGTCATGGCCCGACTGGAAAAAGTAAGTGATGCCATTAAGCGAGGCGCATTGCCAGTTGTTGGCCGTGATTGTCGGGGCGGTACCCCCTCCCCCGTAGGTCAACTCGACAACCGCATTGCTGCCATCGAGCTTAAAAATCTTGTTGTTGCCGGCAAACAGTACGGTGTACGTGCCGTCGGCTACCACCAATTCATGGATGACGCCCACATCATTAGCGCCCAAGTTGCCTGAACTGCTATTGACTTTAGACCAGCCTTTACGCGCGCCGACACGGCCGTATTGATCGATGACGCAATTGGTTGCGACCAGCGCAAAACCAGCGTTCAAATCAAGCGGCGAATCTTGGGTATTCAGGCCGTAAAAGCCTGGCGCCGAGATCGTATCAATTTGCAGTGACTGGCTCATGAAGCGTAAAACTCCTGCATTTCAGGAAAGCGAGTGGCTTCCAACGCGATGTAATCCGACAGCATGGTCTTATACAAGGCATAAGCCTCAGACGAATTAAGACCGCCGTCCTCGCCGCGCTCAACCAACGCTCTGGCGTAGGCATTTTGCACAACCAATACATCTGGCACTAATACGGAAGTGGAGTCAGACGATAATGTGGCTTGGGGCACCGCCAAGAAAAACTTAATGGTGTACACGCCGTTTGGGCGTCCCCACAACTGCACCTTGGCGTCGCCGCTGCCATCCACACCTTCAAAGCAATACTCCGTAGGTACTGCGGTAACCGTAGGTTGCAGATTTTGCTTGCGGCGCATGTCGCCTACAGGGATAACCTGCATAACGACGTTGCTAGTGGTATTTAGTGGATCGCTGGTAACACGGAATTTCTGCCCGGCGCCAGTCATGGAGTATTCGTAAGTGCCTGAAGCCGTGGTGATAGTAACTTCTTGCCCAAGCGCATTCCAGTCGTAAGCATCCTCAATCTGACGCTTGGCGTCATTGACAAACTTGCCGATCAGGGAAGAGTAGGTGGTCAGGCCGACCGTCGTCACCTGCGTCTCTCGCAGGCGGGCCAAGACATCATTGACGAGTTCCAAGTAGGTCATTTGCTTTTCGCCTTATTCCTTGCGGATATAGCTTTAGCTTTTGCCTTTGCATCTGCCTTGGATGACGCACCCCAAGCATTTAAAGACAGCAAGAGCCGAGTAGGCTGACCGTCTTTACGCTCGGGGCCGGGCATATTGCCCATCCTGGCGAGAAAAGAAGCTCGTCGCGGGTTGTCGCCAGATTTTACCGGCGGTTTGAGGTTGCCCCCAGTTGCTGCATTATAAGACTCCCGGCCTTTGGCATTCAAGCCGCCCTTTGCATTTTGACCGGCCTTTCTTTGCCAAGCTGGAGTTTTCATTTCTTCCTCGCTGCCCTCAAGTTATCGACCATATTGGGGTAGGGCCGTCCGGCGGCCTTTGCCATCCGTTTTGCCGCTGCCTTTTTGGCAGGCGCCAAGGGTTTGGACGGGCCTAACTTTTCAGGCCGCTTCTGCTCCCAGATTGGCTTTTTCATTTCTTGGCCTTTTTCTTGGCCATGCCAGCCTCAGACAACGCAATGGCGATTGCCTGCTTTTTAGACGTGACGACAGGACCGCCTTTGCCGGAATGCAAGGAACCTGCCTTGTATTCGTGCATGACTTTACCGACTTTCTTTTGGCCTTTACTCATCTTCATGATCACTCCTTGGTGATAGGACCGCCTGATTTCCACGCGTCGCAAGTACGATTCGACGCGCAAGTAAACTGGAACAAATCGCAGTAGCCAAGATCGGCGGCGGCTACAAACTGCTCATCGTAAGACAACTCATTCTTGCCTTCGTCTTTTTCCAGACCCCCAATGATGCACTGCATCATAGCTGGCGTCTGGATAAAAGCCGCGCAATTACCGCACCGCATGCCTTTTACTGTGGCTGTGGGGGCGTTATACATGGTGGCTTTTTTCATCCAAAAAGCCGTGTTTGCCTCATTCGGATTAGGTGGCCCATAACCATACTCTTTGAACGCATGGTTGCGGTTCTTCAGATTGACAGACACATCCTGCGTTGCCACAGGGCATTGTTTGCCGGACAACAAGCCAGTTTTCATCTGAAAAATACCCGATCCATAATGAACGCCGCCGCACCACTAATGGCCGACACGATCGCCATGCCTACCCAAAAACCGCCTTTGGATTTATTGGCCATCTCCAGCAGTTTCTTAACGTCTTCGCGCAAGGCGTGCACCTCCATTTGGAGTGCCTCCACCTGGGCTTCGAGCTTTCCAAACTCGCGTGGGTCAATTTCCGACATTTTCTAACTTCCTTGGACGCCCCATTCGTTTGACTGGCGGCGTTAAGATGACCGAAGATGACACTCCGTCCGCAGGTTCTTCAGGTTCATCAACCCGCACATAGCCCTGATGGCCTTTCATGCTGTCGATATCGTGCTGATGAACGAACGTAACCGTTTGGCCACTGACCAAACATTTGAATGTCGCCATAAAATCTCCAGAAGGCAAACTGGGGGCGGGGGCCCCCAGTTTTTACGCCAGTGAGCGTGCTACAACCAGACGCAGTGTGGACGATGCCAAGTCCACCGTGCCGCCGGTTTCGTTTTGGAACCGAATGCTGACGGTATCCGCTGCGCTGACATAACCGGTCACGATCAGACCAGCCACATCAACGGCCAGCGAGGCTGACAGCACCATGTCGCCCAGTGCTACGCCGGGGACAGCCACGGTGTCAGTATCCCCCGCGCCATCAGCCAAACTGTCGGCGTTAAGTGTGGCCTTGACTAGCCAGGTGTTGGAATAAAGCCCGCGAAACTGGTCATTACCAGCGCGAACCACGACGGAAGTTGCATTTGCCATGATGTTCTCCTAATTAGGTTAAAAATCCCCGGCCGAAGCCGGGGAGTTTAATTAGGCTGGAACAGCCAGAGCAAAAGCCGAGGACGAGGTTGCAGCGCCCGTAGTCGCGGCAGTACGCATGGCTTTAACGCCATACAGCATGTCGGACGTGAACAGCGTGCCCAGGTATTCCTGCTTGTACTGGGTCTGCGAACGCACGCCCATCTGCTCAACCAGAACCATCGACTCCTTGTGGCCCATCAGGCAGATACGGTCAGCGCCCGAGTTACCAGCGCCAGTATCAGCATTGGAAGTCACGAACACGGGGATACCGTACAGGTTGCCGATTTCGCCGTTACGGATGGCGTTGCCATCACCCACGAATGCCTGCTCGGTGTAGCGAGCCAGACCCATCAGCGTGTTGCGGCTGGATGGTGGGATGATGAAGAAACGACCGTCCATTGGGGTGTCGTTGTCATCCAGACGCTGGATGGTGCGACGGATTGCAGCATCGGTCAGGGCAGCAGCGTTCGAGGTCGCGCTGTTATACGCAGTGGTGCCGTCCGAGCCGATATAAGCTTTGGTGCTGGACGCCGAAGTTGCGTAGTCATCAGTGCCAATGGTGGCGCCGTTGAACGCGCGGCCAAGTTGTACCAGATCAGTATCAACTTGCTTGGCCAGTGCATAGCCGGCATCGTTGGTGTAGAACTGACGCAGCGAGTTCAATGCCTGAGCTTCGACAATATCTTCGATCAGGCGGCTGTACTCGTAGTGCTTGTTGATCAGGATCTGAACTTCAGATTCTGTCGCAGCGATCAGCGTGACTGCATTGGTGGCTACTTTTGCCGAAGCCGAGCCACGGGTTGGGGCAGGAACGTGAACGGTGTCACCTTTCTTACCCTTAAAGTTCATCTTCATAACAACATTGGCCAGAACCAGGTTCTTTTTGTAGGCCGCAACAATCTCATCACTCCAAATCTCGGGGATGAAGGTTGCTGCTGTTGTGGTTGTTACACTATTTGCTGGGGAAAATGCGGTTGCCATGTCTAACTCCTAAAGTCAAAAGTAAAATTTACTTGACCCGTCCTTCTGCATAGGCCGCCATAATTTCATCGGACAGCGCATCGTATCTAGCCGGGTCGGTCATTTTCAGCCGAATTAGGTCAGCCCTGCGATAGACACGTTTTGAACTCTCTCCGGTACCCCCTACATCCACCTGCGCGGCTTTCAAGGTCTGCTGGCGGGCTTCCTTACCGGATTGATCCGCCTGCTTTTGCTTGATACCGCGTATCTGCTTGTAGGTTGTCAGCAATTCATTGGCCGCATCGAAATCAAACCCGGCATCCGCCCGTGCGTAGAGCTCCAGACGAACCTGAGACGACTTAATCCATGTCTCAAAGTCCTTATCTGCCCCGATTTCCATGAAATCTGGGTGCTCTTGCGCCAAGCGTTGCTGAGTTTGCATCCGTTTGAACTCAATACCTGCCTGTTTGGCAGCAAGTACGTCAGGATGTGTCTCAACGGTCTTTTGAATCGCCTTTTGAGGGTCTTCAAAAAAGTCTACTTCAGGCTCTGCCTTCTCAACAGGTTGAGGTTTTGACGAGAGATTCTGCTTGATGAGCTCATCGGCCAGTTTCCGCACTTCCCCGACTTCTTGCGCCTGGCGCCCAATGACTTTTTCGGCCTCTTGGTGCATCTTTACAATGTCCTCAATCGACTTTCCGCGATAGCGGTCTGGCAATTCTGGGACTTGGGGCGCTGCTAGTTCAGGTAGTTTCGCTTCTTCTGCCTCCAACTCACTAGGCATCTCTGGTTCTTTATCAATCAACATGTCGAAGTTCCTTTTCCTGCCATCTTTTGGTTCTCAGGATTAAACATGAACAGGGCATTTCTGCTTATCTGTTCGCCTTCTGCTCGGATTTTAGCTTGTCTCGGTGGCTTTTATCAAACTTTGCGTGAGCTGTTGGAAACGCTCCCGACCACCCTTCCAATTTAAACGCCGGTGCAGATATGGTGCGGCGGGCTGTCTTGCCGCAATTGCAACGAATTTCTTTGTCTTCATATTCGACAAATCGTTCGATGCGTTCTCCGCTTTCGCAGAGAAATTCAAAGATCTTTCTCATTGAGCCCCTCG